ACCAACACCTGTTGAACCAAGGAAGATAAATGAACCAATAGGACGGTTTGGGTCCTTGATGCCGATGCGGTTTCTACGGATTGATTTAACAATCTTGGATACCGCCTCATCTTGACCGATGACCTTGCCCATAAGAACTTTGTCCATGTTAATAAGAGCGTTGGTGTCATCAATTGACATTTTGCTCACAGGGATTTTGGTCATGTTGGATACCACGTCGTATACCTGCTCTACAGAGATTGGAATGCGTGTGTTTGCAGATTCTTCTTCAAACTTCTTCTTCTCAGCTTCAAGTTTTGCAAGAATCTTGCGCTCCTTATCACGAAGGGCTGCAGCTTCTTCGTAGTTCTGTTTTTTAACAACATCCATCTTCTGGATTTTGATTTCTGCAGCTTTGCCCTTGAGGTCCTCGATTACCTCGGGAATCTTTTGCTCAGTCTGACTGCGAGCCCCCACCTCATCGAGGATATCAAATGCCTTGTCTGGGAATTCACGGTCGGTGATGTAACGGTCAGCGAGCTTTACGCACAGCTCGATGATTTCATCCGAATAAGATACCTTGTGGAATGCTTCGTAGCGGTCACGGATGTTGGTGAGGATTTGAATGGTCTCAGCAACGGTGGATGGGTCAACCATCACCTTCTGGAAACGACGCTCCAAAGCTCCGTCCTTTTCAAATGACTTGCGGTATTCATCCAAGGTGGTAGCACCAATGCATTGGATTTCGCCACGAGCCAAAGCAGGTTTGAAGATATTGGAACCATCCAAGCTGCCGGAGGAGTTACCCGAACCAATCAAGGTATGGATTTCATCAATGAAGATGATGATGTTGGGGTTCTGAGAAAGTTCCTCCAAGATAACCTTTAGACGTTCCTCAAACTGACCACGGTATTTGGTACCCGCAACAACTGCTGTTAGGTCAAGGGTGACGATGCGCTTGTCCAGGAGGTTCTTGGGACAGCTTCCATTAACAATCAAGGTAGCGAGACCTTCCACGATTGCGGTCTTACCCGAACCTGGTTCACCCAAGATAATTGGGTTGTTCTTTTTTCTACGAGAGAGAATCTGTGCGATGCGCACGATTTCTTTTTCCCGACCAATTACTGGGTCGAGCTTTCCTTGCTCGGCAAGTTTATTAAGGTCTCGGGAGAAATTATCCAGAACAGGAGTTCTAGAATCGGAAGAGGGTTTCTTCCTACCGAGGGCCTTGTCGTCGTCGTCCATAGTTTCGCTCATGATTTTATAATTTGATTTGTACAAAGGTTAAACATAAATCGGACAATTCCAAATCCATGGCAGAAAATTTTTATTTATTGCCAACTTGTCATATTGCCAGGTTATTTATCAAATATTATATGACAAATTGTCAGGATATTGCTTTTGGCATTTTGATTGCGTATGATAGACCAAACCAAAAAAACACAAAAATGAGAAAGAAAAGATTATTCGAAGATTTGGATTCCTTAATGAATTCATTATTTAACAACGAGTTTGACCCGTTTGTTATGCGGGGAATGACCAACACCGAAACCGGCAAGGACGAGAACGGCAACTGGTCAAAAGAAACCTTTACCTCCGAGGATGGAATGATTCAATTCACCACTATCTATAGAAGTAACAACAATTCACAACCATCGCAAAACACCTCGGACATCAACAAGCTCAAAAAGCTATTGCAGAAGGCAATCGATGAGCAGGAGTTTGAAATGGCTGTTGAACTACGTGACCGAATCAAATCCTTGGAGGAGAACAAAGACAAAATTGCTGCTTTGGAAAACGACCTCAAAGAAGCAATCAATAAACAAGATTTTGAAAAAGCAATTGAGATTAGAGATGAACTGAAAAAACTAAAATAAAAGCAACCCATGATTTTTTTTAGCCCCTAGCGAAAGCTGGGGGTTTTTTGTATTTATCTATTATAAGCTTATTTTAAACTTTATTATTATGGCAGTTAAAAAAGAAGAAATCAAAGGAACCGTTATCCTTAACGAAATTGAATCAGGAACAATCGTGCGCTCACAATACGACACGGAAAAGAAAGACATGATTGTGGAATTTAAAAACGGAACTCGATACCAATATCTTGAGGTCCCTCACGCAATCTATACAAAATTCAGAATGGCAGAATCACAAGGCAAATATTTTTCCGGAGAAATTGCCAGAACATTCAAATACAATAAACTTTAAAGTTTGGGTATTTATAAAGGATGGCCCAGATATCCACAATCCTCAAGAGTTTCAAAGTAAGAGATACCCTAAACCCAAAGGTGTGGGAAAACCCTGACGATGGTGAGAAAGCAACCCTCAAACCAAAAGTTAAAGATGCTCTTCTTAAAATTGCAAAAGATTTTGAGGATACCCTAGGGGAAGATGTTAAAGTAGATGATATTGTTCTAACAGGAAGTCTATCCAATTACAACTGGTCAGAGTTTTCTGATTTTGACCTGCATCTTATTATTGATTTCAAACAATACGGAAAACAAGCCCAACTCTACAAAGATTTGTTTGGTCTAAAAAAACAGCTTTATAACGACAAGCACGATATCACCATCTACGACTATCCAGTTGAACTCTACCCACAAGATGCCGAAGAAGCACATTTTGCATCGGGAGTATATTCTATTCAAGACAACAAATGGGTGAGCAAACCATCAAAAGAAAAACCGCAACTCGAGAGTTTGGTGCTAACCAAAAAAATTGACTCCTGGGTGGATAAAATTGAAAGCCTTATTACCAGTATCAAAAAGGGGGGGCTCAAAGCCAACGAAGAAAATATTCAGAAACTAAAAGAAAAATTAAAAGACTATCGCAAGTCAGGACTAGAAAAAGAGGGGGAATATTCCTACGAAAATTTGGTTTTTAAATACTTGCGTAGGTCCGGGCTTTTGGAAAAACTTTACGATACTGTCAACCGTCAAACCGATAAAGAGCTTTCTGTTGAAGTAAAAATGTTGGATTAAACTATTGTTTGATATTTATTTATTAAGTTTATTATAAAACGAGCAATATTTATAGAAAAAAAAGTCCATGGCGTTGAATTATTTTGTTGGAACTTCTTGTATTGGGCAACCTTCAAGATTTTTTGCTACCGAAGCTACAATTGTTTCAGGTAGAATTTATGAATTATTAGCAGGGTCTACAAACATAGGTTGTTGGACTCTTGCACCATTTGATGAAACCCCTTTAGCCACAGTTGTAACGGTATTTAATGGTCCTTGGATTAACTGCGTTGAATGTCTCGGAGATTTAACACCAACCCCAACCGAATCACCAACCTCAACTCCAACTAATACTCCAACAAACACCCCAACTAGGACTGTTACTCCAACACCAAGTATTACTGCTAGTAACACACCTACGCCAAGTGTTACAGCGTCACCAACTCCAACGCAAACGAATACCAGCACTCCAACCAACACACCAACTAACACTCAAACGCAAACACCAACTAGAACGTCTACTAGCACCCCCACCCCAACTCAAACTCAAACCCCAACAAATACTGCTACTCAAACTAGCACACCTACAAATACTGCAACTAGAACTCCAACACCAACAACAACACTTACCAACACACCAACACCTAGCATCACTGCAAGTCCTACTGCAACTGCAACAGCAACACCTACTCCAACGCCAACCGCCTTCGGAGTATTTGATGTAAACGTACAATATGAAGCCGAAGCTTGCATAACATGTAGCGGTGTAACATATACGGACGCATATCCTCACCCAGTTGATTGGGTACCTGTCGGTCCCGACGGAAATAAACAAGGAACTGTAATCGATTTGAGTGCAGTTGAATTAGGTGGTATGCACGGCCTTAACAATTAAAATTTTAATAATAAAAAACCATGGCAAAATTAAAACCAATCGGCAGCGAAAAACTTGAAGGTGTCGACAAATTAAGGATACATCATCAAGAAAGGTATCAACGAATCTTCTTTGGATTACATGGAGCCTATGAAAAATAGAAAATATCACTCATCTTATGCCCAAGCTCTAAGAAAACTCAACTTGATTATCAAGGAAAACAATGAGATGAATGGACAAGATGAAGAGGTTAAATTATTTGGTGAACAAAAGAAATTTGTTTTAAAAACTCCAACCCCACCAGCACCAGTTGCTGAGATTCCACCTGTACCAGCTGAACCAGCTCCACTTCCAGAACCAGAATTACCTTCTGTTGATGCTGGTGAGGACGTTGGTGATGATATGGGTATGGACTTAGGAATGGATGTTGACATGGACGTAGACACTTCTATGGAAGAGCCTGCTGGTATGGAACAAGATATGGAAGAGAAAGTTTCTTTTAAACTTATCCAAAAATTGACAGGCAAGCTCACTCAAAAAATGAGAGCACTTGAAACTCAGGATGGCATGACCTCTGAGGACATCAAATATGTAATCAACATGGTTTTATCTGCGGTTGATTTGACTAAGCTCGAACCAGAAGACATGGAAGACATCATGGCTAAGTTTGAAGACGTTGAAGCTGATGCTGAAATGGATACCGATATGGGAATGGGAGAACCAGAAGTTGATATGGACATAGATTTTGACGCGGAAGTTTCACCTGAAGAACCAATGGAAGGAATGGGTTCTGAAGATTACAACTTTGACATGTCAATGAATGAAAGCAAAATTGACAAAGTATTAAGCAAGTATTTTGAAGTAAGTTCTTCAGAGGTTGAGCATGCAAAGAAATTGTTTGAAGAAAGACAAAGTTCTACCAAGACAAAATTTAGTTCGATGCTTAACAAAATTGAAAATTTGTCAGAAACAATTGAACAAGAATTAGCAAGCAAGAAGTTTTTAGAAGAAAATAAAGGTTTCGATTTTGTTGGAAGAACAAACAAGAAAAATTTGGTTTTTGAAAATAACAATAAACAAGTAAAAATTTCTATTGAAGGTATTGTTCTATGAGGTATCTAACTTATATCAATGGACTAGGTCCTGATTATAAGGGAGACAATCTCTATGAATTTATTTTTTCCGAAATTCTAGAAGTCTGGGGTGACTCTTGGGAAGCTGCACCCGCAAATGGTTACCCGTCACCCCCAGACCTAGAACACATTCAAAAAGTTGGTGTGTTGAGAAAATCAAACATAAAACTCGAATTAGCACAAAATTCCGACTTCTTCAGTATGTCCGATGCCATGGACGGAGTTGTCGCTTTAGGTTGGGAAGTTGGTGAGTATGACGAGAACAATAGATTGGTTTTCCGTTTTGGACAAGAAGAAGATTCGGTCAAAGATAAATTATACGAGAAAGATTTGATTCTCGAATTCGAAAAAAATGTCGTTTATGAAAACTAAAGATAAAATTATCCAGTTAGTTGAAATGGGTTTATCGCCCGAAACAGTTTCTAAGTTGAATGAAACTCAAATTGATGTTTTGTTCAAAAAGATTTCTTTGGCTGAACAAGTAAAACAGACCACAAGAACTGTTAAAACAACAACAATCCCTTCTTCAACAGCCCGTGCAACTGGCGCTGTTGTTGATGGAGCATCAATTAAAACTGATGGTGCAGGTAACATTGTTGTAATGCAAGCTCAGGAGGGCGAAATGAAAGAGGATAATGTGGATGTTATGGGTTCGGCTCTGGGTGGAGCAACAACTCAAGCTCCTCACCAAATAATGTCACCAGACGGAATGGGTGACGATAGTGATGCTCAGATTGACAAATATGAAGATATGACTGAGGCAGAGGAAGAAACAAATAACCCTTACGCTATTTGTCATGCCCAACTTGGTCCAAAAAAGAATGCAAAATTTGAAAGATGCGTTAAAGCAGTCAAGAAAAGTTTAAATGAAGGAAATTCACCAATGGATTTTTTTATTGAAGAAAGAATCGTATCTTTGGTCGAGAATTATTTAGAACCAAAAATGACTAAAGGAGAATTTATTGAGACTATTGCAGAACAAGGCGTCATTAGCCGTTCTGTATACAAACCAAAATCTAAGAAGGGAAAATCGCTTAGAATGAGCAAACCAGTAGGAAGTTTGACATCTTTTAAATCTATGGCTGAGGCTGAAACTGAAACAGCTCCAGTAAAACCAACAACAAAACCGGACACTAAACCTTCCGTTAGACCAGCACACCCAGGTAAAAAACCTTTTGAAGGTCCAAATCCTGCACCTAAGGCTTCTAAGAAAGAAATCGAGAAAGCCAAAAATGATGTTTTGAAATTAATTCAAGGAATTCTTCGTGATGGCAAAAAATAAAAAAATACGGGAACAGATTGATTACGGGGATTATCCCGAACGCATGGACCCAGGATTGGAGCGCAAATTGCGTGACCCTGAACATCCATTTGCTAAAAATCCTGCTTTCCAAGAAGGGTCAGAAGAAATTCAGCGTTTAGCAACTCGAAGATTTAAACAAGTTGTTGATAAAGTTAGACAAGTCACCGGTAGAGAGGCAATTAACTCTCCGATGGTTGCTAGAATGTTAATTGCTGAGGTTTACCAAAAAATCCCTCAAATTATTTCTATTGAATCTCGTCATAAAGACGCTCTTGAAAAATTATCAATTGATGCCTCTGTCGATGAAGCTCAAATTCCTAAAGATTGGTTTGTTATCGAATCTTACCTGAATCGCGAGCCGATTGATACCAGTAATTTTAGATTGGCTGCTGAAGAACTCAAAGAAGAAAATGAGGAAGAGGCAAAAGAGTTGATGATTAAAGCCGGTTTCAATATTGACGAACTGACTCCTAAGGAAATCTTGGAATTAGAAAAAGACAAGCGTAACATCATCAATGCTATTATCCAAGGGACCGCAAAAAAAGGACACTTTTTATTTCAAAAGCCCGAGGTTAAAGCAAAACTGGATGAGATTGACCCACGTCTGTATCAGATGTATTTGGAAATCATGGCTCTTAATGATTTTATGTATTTTACTATGGATGACATGGTAGATATGATGAGTAACACTGGTCAAGGTGTTGCTGCTATGGTAGAATTAGATGATGCTGATGGTGAAGATGGTGGCGAAGGTGAAGGAGGCGAAGAGTCTGCAGATACTGTCATTCGTGCTTATGGGTTGATGTTCCCTATGCTTTGCCACGAAATCCTGAAAGGTATTGAAGAAGCTAAAGGTAGATATGGTCTTCCTGAAGACCCTGAAACTAGAGAAAAAGTTATGGGTCAAACGGATACTTTACCTATGGAAGCCTGGACCCTTAGAATAGGTCCGCAAGTTGTTGAAAAAATTCGTTTTGCTTTGCCGGACGAAATGTTTGACGAAGAAAATAAAGGGCTTATCAACTGGTTCCAAATGGAACTCTATAAACTCCCTGCTGAGGAATTCCTAGAAATAGTTGGAAATGCGATTTCCGATGACTCAGAGAAAAATTCAAAAGCAACGGCTGAGTTCAAAGAACTGATTTCAATTGCTAAAAAGAATAAGGAGGAATATGAAAGTTTTGAATCATCAGAGGATTCTGAAGATGATGGATTAGATTTCTTAGCAGGTTTGGGGATTTCCCGTCCTGACTAAGAATTTATGACAAAAGAACAAGTAATAATTGAGTATAAGAAGTGCATGAAAAGCACTCCTTATGCTCTAAAAACTTATCTCCAAACTTACGACAACACAGTTTCACGCTATGTTCCTTTGGAACTCTTTCAAGACCAAGTTCAATTGGTTGAGGATTATGAGGACTATAACGAAAACATTGCATTGAAGTATCGTCAGGCTGGTGTATCTACTGTTACAGCTGCTTGGGCGAGTAAAAGACTTGCTTTTGCAAGAAAAGAAAAACCAGAAAAAATCCTGATTATTGCAAACAAACTTGATACTTCAGTTGAATTTGCAAATAAGATTAGAGGGTTTACTGAGCAATGGCCACAATGGGTCGGTATCGGATTTTCACCAGAAAAAAACTCAGCAAGACACTTTAAACTTTCAAATGGGTGTGAGGTAAAAGCAGTAGCAACCTCAAAGGACGCACTTAGAGGTTACACGCCAACAACTCTTATTTTTGACGAGGCGGCCTTTATCGAAGCTGACAGTGATTTCTGGGCTGCTTGTATGGCATCGTTATCCACTGGAGGTAAAGTCATTGTGATTTCAACACCTAACGGTTTTGACCCAATTTACTACGAAATTTACGACCAGGCGTTGCGAAACATGAATGATTTCAAGATTACGGAAATGTATTGGTATAGAGACCCTCGTTATACAAAAGATTTGTATATGGTCAAAACTAATGACGTTGTTCATTATCTTCTGAATAAAGAAGAATATCCCAAAGATGTTATTCTGGATTTATCTGGTGAAGATAGAAGAGAAAGGCAACTTACAACTTTACACAAATACATTGAAGACGGGTATAAGCCTTGTTCTTCTTGGTTTGAGAGCATGGTAAAAAAGTTAAAGTATGACCGCAGAAAGGTTGCACAAGAATTGGAATGTAATTTCTTGGGTTCTGGTGATAACGTTTTTGATGCACAAATGCTGCAGACAATTGTTAAAAACGACGTTAAAGAACCTGAAGCAAAACTTGTTGGAGGACAGCTTTGGATTTGGAAAGAACCAGAAAATGGACACAAGTATGTTATGGGTATTGACGTTTCTAGGGGTGATTCTGAAGACTTTTCTTGTATTGAAATCATTGATTTTGACACAAGAGAACAAGTATTAGAATTTGTTGGAAAACTTCCCCCCGATACGCTAGCCGAGATTGCATATAAGTGGGGTCTTATGTATAGTGCTCTTTGCGTTATTGATTTGACTGGTGGTATGGGTGTTGCAACGGCTAGAAAACTTCAGGAGTTGGGCTACGAAAGTTTCTATTATGATGGTGTTGATATGAGCAATAAATGGAAATACGACCCAAAAATCAAAGAAAAAATTCCCGGAATTAACTTCAACAACAAGCGTGTTCAGATTATTGCTTCCCTAGAAGAAGCTGTCCGTCATGATTTTAAAATTAGGTCTAATCGTTTGATTAATGAAATGGGAACATTTGTTTATATTAACGGAAGACCTGACCACCAAAAGGGACACCATGATGATTGTATTATGTCAATTTCAATGGCATTGTATGTTGCCGAAGCAGCATTCCCATCGTTGGTAAAAGTTGTTAATCACACTAAAGCAATGCTTAACTCTTGGAGCACTGTGGTTAGCGAAAATAAAGAAAAATCAGAATATTTCAATCCGGCATTACCTCAGTTTTCACAACCAGGAATGCCAAATCAAAGAAACTACTCAGCATCAAGGGCTGATTATGAGAAATACGGTTGGTTATTCGGTAGGTAAAACTATTTATATTAAACTCACTTAGTTTAAGTTTAGGACAATGGATAATAGAAGTATGACGGTTTGGCAAAGATTAAGCAGGGCTCTTGGTCCTGATGCTTTGATGAATCAAGATTTTCCTGTTTATAAGTTGGATAAGAAAGAACTTCTTAGAACAACTGACAAGGCAGAATACGAAAGAGAGAAATTACAAGCCAAACAATCTTTTTATTTAGCCAACCAGTTTGCTAAGGTTGAAAACAACCTTTATACCCAGGCAATCTATTATGAGCCAAACAGATTAGCGTCTTACTACGACTACGAATCAATGGAATATACTCCAGAGATTTCTGCTGCGTTGGACATTTATGCTGAGGAATCTACAACACCTAATGAGGACGGTATAATTCTGCAGGTTTATTCTGAGTCAAAAAGAATTAAATCAGTTCTTGTTGATTTGTTTAATAACGTGTTGGATATCAATACCAACTTAGCCATGTGGACAAGAAACACCTGTAAGTATGGTGATAATTTTGTTTACATGAGATTGGACCCAGAAAAGGGTGTTATTGGTTGTCAGCAGTTACCAAACATTGAAGTTGAAAGATTTGAACAGGGTTTGGCTACAAGAAATTCTTCGGTAGGTGTTCCTCAAAATACCGATGATAAAGGCTTGAGATTTACTTGGAAAACACAAAACATGGAATTCCAACCATGGGAAATTGCTCACTTTAGACTTTTAGGTGATGATAGAAAACTTCCTTATGGTACTTCAATGCTTGAAAAATCAAGAAGAATCTGGAAACAACTTCTTTTGTCTGAGGATGCGATGTTGATTTATCGTACATCACGTGCTCCTGAGAGAAGAATATTTAAAGTTTATGTCGGAAACATGGCTGACGATGATGTTGAAGCGTATGTACAACGTGTTGCCAACAAGTTCAAGAGAGAACAAATTGTTGATTCAAAAACTGGTAATGTTGACATGCGATTTAACCAAATGGCTGTTGACCAAGATTACTTCATTCCAGTTCGTGACCCAGCACAACCAAGCCCAATCGACACTCTTCCAGGAGCTCAAAACCTTTCGGAAATTGCTGATATTGAATACATTCAGAAAAAACTTGTAACAGCACTTCGTATTCCAAAGGCTTTCCTTGGATTTGAAGAAGTTGTTGGAGATGGTAAGAATCTAGCGTTGCAAGATATTCGTTTTGCTCGTACCATCAACAGAATTCAAAAGTCCATGATTCAAGAACTTAACAAGATTGCTATTGTTCACCTGTTCTTGCTAGGATTTGAAGAAGAGATTTCAAACTTTACTCTTGGTCTTACCAACCCATCCACTCAAGCTGACTTGCTTAAGGTTGATATTTGGAAAGAAAAAGTTTTGCTCTATCGTGATTTGGTTTCAGACCCAGGTAACGGCATTCAACCATCATCATCAACTTGGGCTAAGAAACACATCTTTAACTGGTCTGATGATGAAATCAGAACAGACCTTCTGCAGCAAAGAATGGAAAGAGCAATTGGTGAGGAGCTCAAAAACACCCCAGCCACAATTTCTAAAACTGGTATATTTGACCAGCTTGATGCTCTATATGGTAACAAGCCTGGTGAAGGTGGAGCACCTGCTGCTCCTCCGGGAGAAGTTAGCGAACCCGCTGCGGCTTCCTTCGGGGGTGGGGGAGCATTACCTGATTTAGGTGGTGAACTTGCCGGTGGACCACCTGCTGGAGGTCCTGAAGCTGGTGGTGCTCCAGAAGCACCTGCACCAGGAGAAGGTGAAATAACCCCTGAATCTGTGAAAGATAGGGATATGAACCTACTAATTGAGACTGACCTTTATGGAAGCAAATACTTAAATCTAGGGATTGCTCAACAAAGTTTAGGTAAAATAGAAGAAGAGTTAGACAAGTTGTTAAATTCATAATATTTATTATTGAATAATTACGACCTCATGACCTTCGGACAAATAAAATCCATCATCGAAAAAAACCTGGTAGAATCCTACAAGGATACCTCTTCTTTCAAGCAAACACTTAAAGAATTCAAACATAATGTTTTAACCAATAAATCTTTCTCAAAGGTTTATTCAATCTACGATGACTTATCTTCACCACAAGGTTTAACTGAAAGTGACGCAAGAGAGTTTTTAGATGAAGCCATCAATGTTATCAGACATCTTCTAGAAAAAACTTCATTACCTAAAAATGGAGAAAAATCTGAAAACATCTATGAAAATATTGACAACATCGTTTATTTCAACAAAGTAGACATCAAGGAGCGTATTGCTTCGAAAAAAGCAATTATTTCTAAGTTAATGGAAAGCAAGGGTCAAGTAAAAGATACTCCAAAAATCCCTATCAAATCCATGGTTTCAATTGCAAACCAAACATTATCAAGATATGTTGAAGGATTGGACGAATCTTCGAGAAAAGAAATTTTCCATATTTTGGCAACAAACAATTCAGATTTGGAAAGTGAATTTGACAATCTAAAAGAATCTGCGGTTAACAAGTTGAAGGTACTTTCTGACAAGCAAAACGATGCTGAACTGAAAACAAAGATTACTGAAACTATCGGTAAGATAGAATCGGAAAAATACGACCAAATCAATTATGTTAGACTTAAGAAGTTAGAGGAGTCTATTCTTCTTGACGCTTAAATTGCTCAACATAACAAGCTTTAATTTTATTGTTACGTTTTTGCACTGATTTTTTCACAAATTCTTTTCTGGAATTAAGTTGCTGATTTTGTCTGGTTTTTATAACCTTTGACTTAAGCTGTTTCAGGGCTTTTTCTATATTATTATTTACAACAACAATTAGCATATATTAGAAATATTTGGAATTGTTCAAAAGTTTGCTATTTTTTCATTAAAATAAATCATATTACAATATTGATATAAATGAAGAAAGGTAAAACGGTAAAATTAAACCAATATGAATCCTTAAAAACATCATACGGCACCGTAGACTCAAAAAACCTAAAGTCCATGTACATTAACCTCCAGACTTGGGTTTGTCCAAAACAAGAAAGTGAAAATTGGGAGCGTGTTGTTGGAAATCTATCTCGAAATATAAAACATTCTGTTTACCACAGTATTAACCAAGAATTGTTTTCTGAAAAATTTATTGTCGACCTGGACCTACGAACTAGTGGTATCCAACTCAACAAAAAATCATTTATGAATCTAGAAATTAATTTGTTTGCAAAACAAGAAATGGATTTTAAAGGCTCACAACTCAAAGAAGCTATTAGAAAAATTATCAAAGAAATTTACCGGGATTGTATTATAAAAAACGATTATTTTACATTTAGTTCCAGTAAAGAAAAATCAAAAGTAAAAACTATCAACTAGTATAATATTTATCTTTAAAAAGATATAATGAAAGATTTACGTATACTAGGCCCCAGAGAGAGCGGTAAAGGCATCCTTGTTGAAATGGATGCTGGATATGTTTCACCAAAAGACCCACTTAACGAGGCATTCCTTTCAGAGAAAAAAGATATGGATTACAGAAATCCATTCGAATTTTATGCCGTGCTTCAAAAATATGGAGTACCCAATCGTAATGGTCGTGTCTACCCTGAGAGAATTTTAAAGCGTGAGGCTGATAGATACAAAACTGCAATTAAAAAAGGTTTATCAACCTCTGAGCTTAACCACCCAGAATCATCCTTAATTGACCTTGATAGAGTTGCTCACATCATTACAGACATTTGGTGGGACGGACATATCCTTATGGGCAAATTAAAGCTTCTTACGTCACCTGGTTTTCATGAAAGCGGTATTGTTTCAACAAAAGGAGACATTGCAGCTAACCTTATGCGCCAAGGCGTTACCATGGGCGTATCTTCAAGGGGGGTTGGTTCATTAAAAAAAGTTGGTGAGCAAAATGAAGTTCAAGATGATTTTGAACTCATCTGTTTTGACCTAGTATCCTCACCTTCAACACCTGGAGCATATCTTTTTGGTAACCCCGAAGAGAGAAGTATGTATGAAGAAAACCTAGATGAAGAAAGAAATCAAAAAATTTCTGACTCCGGAATGGGTAAGTCAGTTGATTTAATGAAAAAATTAACCGATTATTTAAATCGTTAATTTAATACACTTTATTATGGATGAAAAATTCTTCGTTGCTAAAATCGTTTATGATTTGCCAGATGAAAACTCTGGTCGAGTAAAAAAAATCAGAGAGGAGAAACTCGTAAACGGGTTCTCAGTCACTGATGTAGAAGCAAAGGTTACTACAAAGTATACCGGCTTCCAACACGACTGGCGGATTGTCTCAGTAGTAGAAAGTAAAATCGATGAGGTAATCGAGTAATCGTTAAAAGGTGGGGAAACCCACCTTTTTTATTTTCCGTTTATACCTTTTTCTTTTTAGAAATGGGTTTAGACGGATTTTTTTATTTTAAACACTATTTATTAGGAAAACAATTTACATGCAAGAAACTAAAAATTTAGTTGAAGAGGCACTCATTCAAATGAAAAATGTTGAAGAGGTAATTGCCGAGAACGCAAAAGGAATACTTGCTTCTACTATGAAGGAAGAAATCAGTCAGTTAGTAAAGGAATCTCTTTCTGAACAAGAAGAAGACGAGGTTGAAATCGACACAGAATTGGACATGGATTTAGACATGGGCGATGAAGGTGAAGATATGGAAGACTCTGATGAACTAGACATGGGTATGGATATGGACTTCGATGATTCGGAGGAAACTATCGATATGACCAGCATGTCTGATGAAGAAGTTATCAAAGCTTTTAAAGCTATGAGTCCAGAAGATGGAATCGTTGTAGTAAAAGATGGTGATGATATTCATTTAACCGACGAAAATGAAGACGTTGAGTACATCGTGAAACTTGAAGAATCCGAAATGGAGGAAGGCGAAGACATGATGGAAATGGACGAAGAAATGGAAGAAGGTGAAGACATGATGGAAGACGAAATGGATTTCACAGAACTAGATATGCAAGAAGATGCGGATTTGGAAGCTGTGTTAGACGCTTTGTATATGGAAGGTGAGTCAGAAGACGAAATCATGTACGAAATAGAAATGGATGAGGAAGAAATGGAAGAAGAACTCGAAGAAATGATGGACGATGAAGATTCGGACATGATGGGCGAGGACTACGACCTATCCGAAGCTAAAATGACTGTAAAACCAAAAGGCGTTGGAATGGGCAAACCTAAGTTTGGGTACGATAGTACACTACCAAAGAAAGGATTTGATGACCACAAAAAGGCTGGACCTAAAACTATGGGAACTGGTAAGGCAAAATTTGAATTCAAAGAAGGTGAAATGGAAGAAGGAAACGACTTCGGCTCAAATAAGCACGAGTACAAACGTAAAAAAGTTGACGGTGTTGAGAAGAAGGCTGGTGAAAAAGACGGACACTACAAAGACTACGAAGGTAAATTCGGTGGTAACAAAGGTGATAAGTCAAAAACACATCCTGGTAAAAAAGACTATGAAACCAAAGAAGAAGCAAAAGAAGCTGCTAGAACTTATGGTATGGGTTCGAAAGAAGGTAGAGGTTTAAGAAAAGGTATCACAAACAACAGAAATTATGTTTATGGTGATAATGGTGTTAAAGTAGAATCAATC